ATGGGCAGACGATTCGGCACCATCAAGTACCGTCCCAACCGGGATCATCCGAAGTATATCTCGGCCTCGTACCCCACGCCGATCGAGGCACGCGAACTCGACCCCACGCTGCCTGCACGGCAGTCGCGCAATTTCCCGCTGTCGGCCGAGATCGACGCACGCGCATGGCTCGAGGCCGCCCGCAGGAGGATCGAGGCGGGCGCATGGCAGCCGGACCGCGACGTACGGCGGCAGAAGGTCGCGTCGACCATCACCTTCGGCGAGTACTTCCCTCAATGGCTCGCCGCCCGCACCCGCACCGACGGCACGCCGCTGCGCGCATCCAGCCGCTCGCGCCTCGAGCGCGACGCCGAGCATCACGTCCTGCCGTACTTCGCCCACGTCCGTCTCGCCGACATCACCCAGTCGATGGTCGACCGGTGGCTGGCGACGCTGCCCGCAGATCAGCCCTACGTGCGCGCCCACGCCTACAAGGTCGTCCGCGCCGTCCTGCGCACGGCGTCCAAGCCCGGCGACGACGGCGAACCGCCATTGGTCGCCGCATACCCGCTCACAAGGGGAGTGGCCACGCCCAAGCGCGAAGGCGCGACCGTACCGGCGACGCCGCAGGAGGTGCACGCCATCTACAAGGCCATGCCGTCCGAATACCGCATGGCCGTCTACCTCGCCGTCTTCTGCGACGGCCTGCGCATCGGCGAGGTATGCGCGCTGCAGCGCGGCGACATCGACTTCGCCCACCGCATCCTGCACATACGGCGCGGACGCCTCACCGAAGACCCCGACAGCAAGGTCGGCCCACCCAAGACCGCCAACTCCATCCGCGACGTCAAGATCCCGCCACAACTCATCCAACCATTGCACGACTTCCTCGACGACCACGTCGAGAACGGCGACGACGCATGGATCTTCCACGGCGTGCGCGACCACACCCAGCCCGTGCACCCCAATACCATCCGCACCCACTTCGACCACGCCCGCCGCAAGGCCGGCCGCCCCGACCTACGATTCCACGACCTGAGGCATTCGGCCCTCACATGGCTCGCCGCCGAAGGCGCCACCCTCAAGGAACTCATGGAATCCGCCGGTCACAGCGACGTCAGCGCAGCCATACGCTACCAACATGCTGTCGATGCCAGGCGCGAGGCGCTCGCGGAGAAGATGGGGGAGAAGCTTCTCGCCGACGATACCCCCGAGACCGTCATGGCCCGCATCCGCGACATCGACCGCCGCATCGCCGAACTGGAAAGCCTCAAAACCAGCGAGAAGCTCCTGCTGCAGAAACTCATGCAGGACGTGTGAGGGCACGGTTCAGTCATCTGCATGGCGTGGCCTGCCGCCGCCGACACCACGCCCTGGCCTCGCCGCGTTCTACGCGTCGATCGTCTTCGCCTTCCATTCACGCGTACGTCCCTCAAACACATTCGGCTCGTGATTCCAGAGCGCTGTCCACATCCTCTTGTCAACTCTGATTTGACGTTTGGCGTGTCGCGTGTGATTATGTGGTTAGCTCATCTACAAGTGGTAGAAGGAGTCTTCGGGGCCGTCCATCAGGGCGACCCCTGTTTTTACTGAATGATATTTGACCATTCCGACCTATATTCCTTCTCGATTTGCTTGGCGGAATGAGACCAGTTCACCTGATAGGCGGTAATAAACAGCCAGGTATTTCGTCGTTCCTCGAGCACGACGAGATACCTGTCATCCGGTAGATAGATTTTGACTCTCTTCCTGTTTTTCCAGACCCATGGTTTGTTACACTGCCCATAATCACAAATGTTACATGTGTCGTGATGCTCGATGACGGGCCTTGGCCACCGTATCCGCTCACAACGGGCAAGATCCATCTTCCGCTCTCCGCTCTTCTTGGAATCGCATGTTGTGATATGTGTGAATGCCCAAGGATACATGCCGTGATATGGTGATCGCTTCAAAGTGACTCGTTCGCCGCGGAAGAGTATGGGGTTCTCTTGAAATTCGGCCGTGAAGATATGGAGAAGGCGATCGAGGTATTGGTCTTGCCCTTCTTTTTCCGGATTCCAGGGCACGAGCGGTGGCAGCCAATGAGGATTCATGCGGAAGCCCTCCAGATGAAATAGTTAAACTTCTTCTCTCTGAGGAGAGTGCTTTTATTCAGTTCGTATCCCGATCGGTCGATGATTCGTCGAATGATCGCTGCCTTCGCAGGGTTGCGATGGCCCTCCGGCAACTCTCGCTGCGAACGGCAGACGGCACCTGTGAGAATATCGGTTATCTGCATGATTTGGACTTCATCGGAACGTATGGGTTGAATATTCTGGATGATCTCATTATTGAAGTCATATATGGTGTTGGAACATACTTTCCAAAGCTTGCTGACTCGTAATGAGGAATGCGTGTCTTTGACGTCAATGAATACGTTATATGTATTCATTGGCTCGAACACTGCCTTGAGCATCTCGAAATACATTTTGTAGTACCAGACATTATGGCTCTGATTCCACTTGTTGTGGTTCAGCAGCTTCTTATTCGGTACCAGCAAACACCGGAACGCCATATCCTCATTGTCGAAGAAGTAGTCAATGAGATCGAGATACAGGGGAAGCAGTCGCTCTCGAGCCGTGGTCCACTTCACCTCATTACCTGCTGCAATACCATGCTTCGCCTTGATGCGTGCGATATCGAGGCAGATACCCTTCCTTTTGTCTTTCGGGACTATGACGGCACCTAGGGCCATGCAGTTCGACTTATCATGCTCCAGGTGGCATGACTCATCGCAGTACAGATTGAATTCGGTCATGACAATTCATTCTCCTTCATTGCGGGGCTGATAAGTATACCGTCAGGTGCGGGCGCCATCGGAGCCAGAGGCCGAGTCTTCATCCGAATCGATGTACTCGCCATGCCATTCATAGATGATCGACTCGCCTTTTATGACTCGACTATCAAGCGTCAACCTTCATTCTCCTTCACCTATCGTATCCCGTGCATCCAACACTGCACCACCAGCCGTGGGTCGTCCCGCAGGCGCTTGCGGGACGTCTCGGTCACCCGTAGTCAAGGCACGTTCTAAGGGTTTACTCAATCTGTGGCCGTCCGGGTCATGGAAGCCCCCGCAGACCATTGGTTTCAGCCGAGGTCCAGAGTGGGCTGAATGGATTCCTTGTCATCCTCGCCATAGACGTGGAGGATGCGCCGGTCTCCTTTCCGTATCTTCCCGTTCTCCTCGTATAGCTCGGTCTCGAGACGCACGCGCATGGTCGCGCCGCTGTTGAACGAGATCTCCCGTGCCCTCCACTTCTTCAGGAATGTTTCATCGGCTATCGTTGCCCAGAAGTGATCCGTTCCGTCGAAGAACTTCCATTTTTCCGATCGCAGCTGCAGTGTGTCGATCTGCAGGGTGGTGTCTGCCACTGAAGGCTCCAGCTTCTCATCGTCCGACCGATAGGCGCTCATTGCCGAGGACAGGTTTCCGTTCACCGACTCCGTTCTATGGGTGGATGGCTGGTAGAAGTTCACGGAGTCGATGCCGTCCTTCTTGGATGGTGCGGTTGCGGCGCCTAGATCGTTGATGAGTTTGCTGTCGCACGAAGCCTCATAGGTGGATCTGTCGAGATTGAGGTGCAGATTGCACAGACTGAAATCGACGTGCGTTTTGCTGCTCTTCACCACTTCGTGAGGCAGGGGCTTGACGTCGCCGCTCACCTTGAACCGCTCTGCGAGGATCTTCAATATATCGAGCAGCCCAGAGACCATTTTCCCTGCATCCGATGCTCCGAACGCCTGAAGAAGATTGGCGACAGATCCTGCCACCTGCAGCAACGCTTGGAATGAACCAGGGGAGGTGGCTTTAATATCCACACTCAGATTACTCATGGGTAGCGCATAGTTACCGTATCTATCCACGGCATCCGCGAATCCGATGAGTGCAGGGGCGAAATCCCGCACGTCCATTGAGTGACCTGCCAGCAATGGGCCATCGAAGTGCAGGATCAAAACCGAATCCTCGGGATTTCTCCTAGTGATACCGAACATGTCTTCAGATTCTAGCCCACGTCCGTCATCGACCGTGGATCCTCCGGAGACCTTGGACTCCTCCGTATCTGATACTGGCTGCTTGTGTCCGTCGCTCATATCTCACCTCACTGCAGGTCGTCTGATGCGATGGTTGTGTTCCTGTCCATAAGCATGATGAGACCTCATTTACCCCTCGATGCCAGTTTTATGACGGGCTCCTTTATCAGCCAGCTGTTGGCTGATCCGATACTCCTCGGCCTCCGGCTCCACGCGGTATTCCACCACAGCCACATCCTTCTCACGCAGCTTGTCGAGCACCTCTTGCGGCGTGCAATAGTAGAACTCCTTGCGCGCGTTCACCTTGTTCACCCTACGGTCTTCAAACTCGTGATGCAGCATGGTCTCCAAGCTCACCGCATCCTTCGAGAAGAACAACGCGTGCACATCGAACCTGAACGGCACCGACGCATCCGACAATTCGCGCACGCGATCCATCGGATCGAGACGACGGGTCATACCGATCTTCACCATGCGCTCGCCGAAAGCGCCGATGTCGGAGATCACATAGACATACCCAGCTCGAATATTGGCCGAACGGTAATCGACATCAGCCAGGGCTCGGTCGAGGTCGGACAGCTTCGCCTCGAGCTTCTTCACCTCTTCCGTGTCGCCGCGCTCACGCATACGCTCGAGGACATTCGCATAATGTTCATGCTCTTTGTTGAGCCTCGCCATTTCGGCCTGCAGCTCTTTCGCCGCCTTGGCCTCCTCGCGCATTGCGGCGCGGCGCTCGCGTTCCTCTTCCTTCTCCCTGCGGACGGCCTCCAGATATTGCGCGGTCAACTGCAGTTCGTCCCAGCGTAGCTTGCGGTAGTCGAAGGTGATGCGCAGCGAAATGAACTTACCGAAACGGGCGATCTTGTCCTCACACCGTTCAAGACGCTTGATCGACGCGGTGAGATTCCCCGCCTTCACGCTCTTCACGCAGTTTTCAGCCTCTGTATTGTAGAGACTCAATGCCATCTTGCACATATCGGCGACAAACTTCTTGCCTTTCGCGGCGGAATTGTTGAACGAGAAGTCGCGTATGGCATTAACTGCGAGTCCGTTCCTGACAAGGTCTTTCTGCCGTTTACGATTCTCAGCGAGTTTCGCCTGCAGCTCTACGGAGTTCTCGGCGGGATTTATGTAATCGAATAGCCCCTGTTCCTGCAGATCCTCCTCATCTCGCAGAATGATGATGCGATCCTTGACTCTTTTCAGCTCCTGATCGGTGGTCATACGTTCCCAGGAAAGCTTTTTGAGTTGTTCGGATTCGTCCGCAATCGCCTTCTTGATGTTGTCGCTTTCGGACGCGATGGCTGATTCGAGTCGTTGCTGCTGGTCAGCGATCTTCTGGTTGAGCTCATTAAGGGCATGTTCCCGCTGCATCAATGTCATCCCATTCAGACGCCCGACCAAAGATTCAAGCTCATGAATGCGCTGTGACTGGGCATGCAACTGCGAATACAGCGCCTCGTTCTCTGCATCCAGACGTTTGATCTCCTTCTTTCGCCCGCCGAACGCAGTGGACGCAGGAACCCTCCCATCGTTTGACACCGCGTAGCTGCCCCCACTGGTATTCATCGCTGAATGTTTTCCCATGATTCTCTCCCTCTCGAGCGACGCCCCGAACAACCTGCGCCTTAACCCACCTCGCGACCGTATGGCACGAGGATCAGCGCCGCGACAACGCGGCGCTGAAAACTATTCCTCCTCGCACACCGAATCCTCAGCCTTGATCCGATCCGCCCAGGCATCGATATCGATACCGTTATCCACGCCAGCGATGATACTTCACAGCAGTCGTTGTACCTCCTCGCGGATTTGGTCTGTAAAAGCGTAGATTCCGTTGAGGGAATCGATTGGATGGCGGGTGACGTTCTTGTTCTCGTCGAATAATCCAATGTACTTCTGCTTGGTGTTGAAGAACAGACGTGCTATGGGTTTGCGGTTGTTGTCATCCAAGAAGATGGAGCAGTAGGATTTTGCGTCGCGCATAGTGATGCGTTCAGGGTCGACGTCGCTGCAGGCGATGGCTTTGATGATGCGGTATGCGGCGATCTCCTCCTCTGTGGTGACGATACCGTCGTCGTCCGGGGTCTCCTCGGCTTCCATTTGCTTAGTTTCTTCTTGCTCATCGTCGGAGCCCATCTTAATGTCGTCCGCGCCCAGGGCGGTCTTGAGCCGGTCGTTGACCTGATCGGACAGATACTGCTTCAGGGCCTTGCTTACCAGCGGCCGGAATTTGTCCATCACAGACGCATAGAACGCACCTTCGTAGACATGGGAGGCGAGCAGCTTCACAAAATCGTCGGACGGTTCACGGAACTCGTCTCCGACGGCCCTCTTGAGCGCGCCCACGTACTTGAGTTCTTCCGCACTGCTGGCAATGGAATCCAAATCGAACGCGGGCTTGGTGAGCTTTTCCACGGCCGGAACGACCGTCGGGTCGATATCGAGAAGATCGAGCACAAGGAACGGCTTGGAATCCATGCGGTTCGGCTCGTCAATGTCCATATAGAAGTTCCATACCTGGCCGTTGGTCAAGACACCGATGCGCGCATTCGTGACCGCAAAATAGCGATACAGCTGACTCGCGTTCTCCAGACTGAGCGGTGCACCGACCTTCTTGCACTCGATAAGGATCTGCACCTGATCGTCCCGCACCAAGGCGTAATCAACCTTCTCGCCCTTCTTCACACCCACATCCGCAGTGAACTCGGGGACCACCTCATTGGGATTGAACACATCATATCCCAGCACCTGACCGATGAACGGCATAATGAACGCCGTCTTCGTGGCCTCTTCCGTTTCAATACCGTCCTTAAGGTCACGGACCTTTGCCGCTACCTGATTCAGGCTCTCTTCGAAATCCACGATCTTCTCCTTTCTCTTGACGACGCCCCAAACTACCTGCGCCTCGTCTTCTCCGCATCCTTATGGATGTAGGGATGGCACCGCAACAATGCGGCGCCAAAAACTATCGCCTCTCCTCGCTCACCGCATCCTCGGCCTTGATGCGCTCGGCCAGATCATAGATGTCGATGCCGTTATCCGCGTCCGCGAGCGCCTCGTTCGCATCCTCGACGGGATCGGTATCGGTAGTAGATAGATCTGGTACATTCCCTCGTTCTGCGCGTTCAATCAGCTTCTCTGCCGAGTCCATGATTTCGTGTGGGTATAGTCCGAAAACCGGAGCAAGCTTCGCGATTTGAAGCACATTGATGTCGCGCTCGCCCTTGAGAACTCGAATCAATGTGCGCTCGGGTATATCCGCTTGTGCAGATAGTTCCTTGATCGTCAGGTGAGCTGCGGACCTCTCCGCAGATAGCACCCTCGATATTGCCTCATTGATGTCCATGTGGGCATTATAGGCATAAATTCTCCGAATCAGACTGCCCAAATGGGCGGCGTGTCGTCTTGACTATGCCCAAATGGGCAGTAGAATGACGGTTATGGACATCACGAAGTACGTAAAGGCAGTGGCTCGGATAGTCAATGATGAGCTCGCCCGTGAAAACATAGCTGTCACAAACGCTGCACAGAAAAGTGGAATTCCACGCACGACGCTCATGCGGCGACTCGAGCACCCCGACCTGTATCCGTTCACTATCGCTGAGCTCGCACAGATCTCTGACGTGCTCACAGTCAATCTTTCCACCATCATCCAGCGTGCTGAGGCGCTCGCGTCCAAGGAAGGAGGTCGATGAGATGGGTTGGACGACAATCGTGTCGGTCATCGGTGCCGTGGTCAGTATTGGCGGCATGTGCGTCTCTTGGTATTACTACCGCCACGGATGACACAGGAAGGGAATCTTGCCATGAACAGCATCAATGATGAAACCGTTCTCCTTGAGCGGGTCTATGACGGGCGCCCCGTTCTCGTACTCGTCCTTGCCGACGGTGACGGGGCCTCCCAGCGTCTCGACCGTGGGTCGTCCCGCGCCACCCATGACATGCCAGACGAAATCCTGCTTGTAGTAGGACGGGGCTCGCCCGAAGTCCATCCAGTACACGCGCAGGTACGCGTCATGGTCACTGTTGTGCCCATACATCACCGCACCACGGTCGCTGTGCAAGGCGATATGCAGACATTCGCCATCGACCACGCGGGGAAAGACCCTGGCATGGACCACAGAATCAGCGGAGTCATGGGGGTACTGGACGGCGGCGAACTCGCAGTCGTAGCTGAACAGCCTGACGCCGGACGCTTGAATGTTGCCGTTATTGAACAACGCGATGGACGTATTGCTCCCACCCCGATGGTTTTCCATGAAAGCCATGCGTTCCTTCTCATAGCGTTCGCTGTCAGGCTCGTCACCCCCATACAGGGGAAACCAGTGCACGAATGGCCTCTTGCGGTATTGCTGAATACCGAAATATGCGGAAACCAATGCTCCCATCACCGACACAACAGCGGAAACGGTGTCAAACACGCTGATTCTTCTCCTCTCGGGTCCGCACGACGACTGGTACTCGCCATGCCGCATACCACCAGTGTAGGAGAACCGTCGGGCGGTGTTCTTCTCCACCGCCCGACACCACACATACAACGGAGCCCATGCGCTCGCGTCCAAGGAGGAATCGAAATGACCACGACGCATGACACCAGCATCAGCTGGATGGAATGCCCGGTGTGCGGCGATCTGTATCGCGAGCTCGAGCAGGAGGGCACGGCCGTGGAGAAGGCGTGGGCGACGTACAGCTCACTCGACATGGAGTATCGCATGGCGATGGACGACGCCCGGCTCGGCTTCGGCAGTACGGCATGGCGTCAGTGGCGCGACCTGCTCGACCAGATCCTGCAGCAGTACCACGCCGCCGAGGACGCCAAGCGCGCCAGCATCAAAGCGTGGGGCGACTCCATCTGCGAGCACGACGTCCAGCCGCAGCCGACCGGGCCGGAGGAGCCGGCCGAAGCGCCGGCGGAGACGGAGTGCGGTTTCCCGGAGACGACCGTGTGGGCGTACGACGCCGAGCAGGTTCGCTGCCGTGCCTTCCAAGTCGGCGGCATGATCGCCACGGCAGCCGCATGTGCCAAAGCCCATCGTGACGGCTACCTGACCGGCCTCAAAGAAGCACGCGACCTGCTCGACGGGATAATCGCCGACCACGACGAGGACACGGACGTCGACGAGGCGTGCACGCACGAGGACGGCGCCTGATGGAACAGGTCCTGCACATCACGGCCGAACCCATCTGCCTGCGCGTCAAGGACGCCGCCCGCTACATGGGCGTCAAGGACCCCGACTACGTACGCGCCCTCGTCGAGCAAGGCTACCTGCGCGCACGCAAGGCCCCAGGCACCAAGACGCTGCTCATCTCCGTCCAATCCATCCACGACTACCTAGGAGACCACAAATGACCCGCCACACCCCCGAGCCCGAGCCGACGCCGGGCGTCATCGCACGGACGCTCGCCGTGCTCGCCGTCCCCACCGCCATCGCATCGTTCCTCTACGTCAGCTGCGGCGTCGGATTCTGCTCCGCGCCGTGGGGATACACGATCGCATGGCTCACGCTCATCGCCTCGCTCGCCTACGGCCTGCCCATGCTCGACACCACGATCGATACGGTCACGCTCGCATGGCGCCACACTCAGCGGATCGCACGACGCACGAAGCATGCGCTCGCGGGCGTGCGCCGCCACAGGACTTCCGCCACTGCGCGCCAGGTGCGCGTGGTGCGCGGAACGGCAAAGGCCAAGCCGTAAACACCAAACAACCGAACACGCGGCCGTCAATGAGTACACCGGCGGCCGCACCGGGGCCGTGCAAGCCGCCCCACCCGCATACCGCCCATGCTTCTCTTCTTTCCTTCGGCGGGATGCGCGGTGGAGGAGGGTGCGATACCCTCCCGGCCCACAAAGGACGCGTCAACGTCACCCACAGCCGACGATAGCCCGGCGCGTGGGAGCGATGGGTGCGCGCGGTGCCAACCGCCCCGCCCCTCACGCGGGGATACTCCACACACCCAGCGCGTCCGCCCCATACCAACCAACGAAGAAGGGAGCAACCCATGGCGGGGGAGACCATCATCACGATCACGGGCAACCTGACCCGCGATCCGGAACTGCGCACCGTGGGCAGCGGCTCGACGGTCGTCAACTTCACCATCGCTTCGTCCATGCGTACGTTCAACCGGAACACCAACCAGTGGGAGGACGGCGACACGCTGTTCATGAACTGCTCGGCGTGGGATTCGGCACGCACCTCGCTTGCGTCGAACATCGCGAACACACTGTCCAAGGGCATGTCCGTCATCGCTCAGGGCCGTCTGACGCAGCGCTCGTATCAGGCGCAGGACGGATCGCAGCGCACCGTCGTCGAGCTGCGCGTCGAGGACATCGGTCCTTCGCTGCGCCGCGCGACCGCGCAGGTCCAGCGCCAGTCCGCGAGCGCCGCCGCGTATCAGGGCGGCGAGTCTGCTGCCGGTTCGGGTGCTCCGTATCAGGGCGGCGCCACCCGGTCGGCATCGTCGGCGGCGGTGGATCCGTGGGCCGACGGCGGGTTCGGGACGACATTCGGTGCTCGCGATGACTCGGACGATTTCTAAGGAGCAGAACATGAAGGGGGAGAGGACCAAGCATCTACTCGCCTGCTTCGTCGGCGGGACGCCGGCGACCAAGGGCAGCTACAGGCCGGTCACCAACCGCGCCAGCGGCAAGACGCTACTCGTCGGCATGAACCGCAACGAGCACGCATGGCGACGCCGTGTGGCCGCCGTGGTGCGTTCGCAATGGTTCCGTGAGCATCCCTCGACCCCCATGCCATGCGTGGACGAGCCGCTGCTGGTGGTCGCCGACTTCCGTCTACCACGTCCCAAGAGCGTGCACCGTGCGTTGCCGAGCGTGAGCCCGGACATCGACAAACTCGCCCGCTGCCTGCTCGACGCGCTCACCGACAGCCGGCTCATCAAGGACGACTCTCGCATCGTCAGCCTCGACACCACGAAACGCTACGCCGCCTGTGCCGAGGAGATCGGCGTCGGCCTGACCGTCCGCACCATCCACACCAAGGAGCAATCATGAGCCTGCGAGCATTGACATGGGCGATCTACGACATCGCCCCGACCCTGACGGACGCATCCGCCTACCGCATCCTGCTCGTCCTGGCCGACGAGGCCGACAACGACGGCCGCGGCGTGTACCTCTCGTCGGCCACGATCGCCGAACGCACCGGCCTGAGCCAGCGCACCGTCGCCACGAAGCTCAAGGACCTCGAGAACATGGGCATCGTCCGCCGCGGCGACCAGAACCTCGTCGCCTACCTGCCCGCCAACCGACGCCCCGTCGTACGCGACCTGAACATGATCCCCGAGGACAGGGGTGCAAAAACTGCACCCCACAACACGCGCCCCGAACCCGCAACCGAACCGGCCGACGCTGATATGCAACAGGGGTGCAACAGGTGTGCAACTGATATGCAACAGGGGTGCAACATGGTTGCACACAACCCACTTAACCCATATAACCCACTTAACCCGAGAGAGGCCGCGCGCGAAACCGAACCCGAAACCGACACCGCCGACCAGCCGCACGAGCCGTCCACAGCCGACCTGCCATCCACGCCGCAGCACGCCGCCACGAAACCGACCGCCGGCACCGAAGCAGCGCTCGCAGTCTGGCAACCCAACCCCGAGGCGCGCACCCTCGCCGCCGAAGCCAACGCCGATCTGGTCGCCGAAGCCGAGAAGTTCCGCTGCCGCCAACTCGCCGACGGCAAGATCGCCCGGAATCTGGACGCCGCGTTCGTCCTGTGGCTACGCCGTGGCATCGAGGGCGGATACCTGACCCCGGCACGCCGCGAACGCCCCAGCGGTACCCGGCCGGCGCCCCAGCCCGCCGCGCACCGCCACGCATGGGACTGCCGGCACGTCATGGCGATCATGGCGCCACACGAGGCCGACTACGACCACACGCGATCAGGCTTCGCGCCCAGCGACTGGATGACCGCCTGCCAGGCCGAAGCCGACCGCCTCAACCGCGAAGACCACACCGACACCGACAAGACGGCGCTCACGGACGGGGACGACGCATGAGCGCGCAACACATCATCCACGAAGGCGCCGCCGTCGGTCGCCTGCTCGTCGTCGCCTATCTGGGATCCCGCCACCGCACCGGGCTGTGGGAGTGCGAATGCGAATGTGGACGGCACTGCATCAAACGCACCGACTCGCTGCTCAAGGCCCTCAAATGTGGCTATAGCAGCGGCTGCGGACGCGGATGCGGCATGCGCAGAACCAGCCAGCGCGCCAACGGCCTCAGGGACGACCCGGACCTCGTCGACTGGGGTCAGGCCATGCACGACTACCGAGACCTCATCGCCCAATACCGCGCACCCGCAGCCAGGAGCGACGCATGAACACCCTCATCTGGCTCGCCATCATCCTCACCGCCTTCACCGCGCTCGCAGTCTGGGCCGGATCCCACGACTTCTAACCCATCCACCGAAAGGAACCCCATGGCCATGAACGTCACCGAACGCCTGTACACGCTCAGCGACGTGATCGATCTGCTCGTCGCACAATCCGCAGCCGTCGCCGCCGACCAGAGCCTCGACCCCAGACACGACATCACCGACCGCGTCTACATCGCCGGAAAACAGGCCGCCCTCGCGGACGCCATCGCCGCCATCGCGGGCATGATCGACCCGCTCTGGATCCTCGCCGCCGCCCACAAGGACGAACACGCATGAGGGACGCGGCCGCGGTCGCGATCCTATGCGCCATCATGCTGATCGTCAGCTGGTGGTCGGACAGCCACCATTTCTAGATCAGGACAAACGTTCGAACATAACCAAGAAGGAGACATCATGAACGAACTCACAAGCCTTGACTTCGAGGGAACCCCGGTACGAATCGTCAACAGCGCCGACGGCGAACCGCGATGGGTGCTCGCCGACGTATGCCGCGCCTGCGGTATCGACAATTCACGCAACGTCGCGGCTAGGCTCGACGACGATCAAAAGGGTGTCGTTACTATGGACACCCTTGGCGGCCCACAGAAAGTCAACGTCGTCACCGAATCGGGACTCTACGACGTCATCCTCGACAGCCGCAAACCAGAAGCCCGCCGCTTCCGCAAATGGGTCACCGGCGAGGTGCTTCCCGCCATCCGCCGCACCGGCGGCTACATCCCGGTACGGGAGGAGGACGACGAGAAAAGCATCCTCGCCCGCGCCGTCCTCATCGCCCAGTCCGCGCTCGCGGACAAGGACCGCATCATCGCATCGCAGCGCACGCGCATCGCCCGCACGGAGCCGTTGGCCCTGACCGCGCAGGCATTGTGCGACACGAATGGCAGCATGACGCTCACCGACGCGGCCCGGCACTTCATGCAGCTCGACCCGCGCATGAACCGCTCCCATGTCATCGCCACGTTGCGCGGGCACGGCTATCTCGAACAGGGCTCGCTCGCGCCCACGCGCAAGGCCATCGACCCCGGATACCTCAAACCGATCGTCGGCAAACGCCACGACGGACGCCTGGGCAGACAATACGCACACTTCACGCCCAAGGGACTGGGATGGTTCATCAACCGGTTCATCTACGGCGACGCGCAGGGCGTCCTCGCCGGCACGGACAAGGAGGCCTGACCATGACCACCAAGACGCAGATCGACCGCATCCTCAAAGCACACGCCAACGGCCTTCCGGCCGCGCAGATCGCCGCACGCCTCGCCATCAGCGCCGCCGAAGTCACCGACGTCATCCGCACCGGCGGCCACACACCACCACCCAAACCAACCCCGCCAACCTTCAGCGACGTCCCGCTGTGGGAATGAGAAGGGGAGAAGCCATGCACGATGACACGCTCCACGCCGCGCTCGCGGAAATCACCGACCTGTTCAACCGACGCCAGACGTCACTCGACCCATGGACCAGCGACCACTACGACTACGACGACGGCTACACGTCAGGGCTGGCGCAGGCGATCGCCATCATCGAAGCCCATCTCACAACGCAAGACAAGGAAACACAATCATGACCAGTGCCACACACCACCACCCCGAGCGCCACGATCACCGCGTCTTCGACGAATTCGACGTCTCTCAGTCAATGCGCCTGCCCGACAGCGGCGATGCGCTCGCTCTCATAGAAGCGGCCATGGCAGCCAAAATCATCGACGGCACGCTCATCAGCATCGACGACGAAGACCTCGACAAAATGCTCGCCGGCTACACGCTCGACGACTGCGGCAACCGCCACATGCGCCTCGACATCATGCGCACCCCAGGGGTGGACGTCGTCAGCATCGACCTGACCGGCATCATCGAAACCATCGGCAACCTACTGCAAGAAGTCCTCAACGCCAGAATGACGGACCTCAAGAAAAACTATGACTACCTCCACCACGTCGGCATCTACGCCGACGAAGCCGAAGCATAAGGAAAGCCCCATCATCCTTCCGGAATCAAGGGCCGAACCAGCCACAGCCATCATACCCCGGAAGGACACAGCATGCAGCCAGACACCGCCCGCATCCGCCACGACATCCACATCCTGCGCGAACAGACCACCACATTGGAGGAACTCGCCACACGCCGCATCCGCATCCCACACGACGCCGCCAGGGCACTGACCAGCGCACCCACGCCGATCAACCTCACCGCCGCCGACCTGCTCGACCAGATCCTCGTGCTCGCACGCATGCTCGCCACCACCGCCGGACTACGATACGGCGCCAGCATGAGTGTGCACGGACTGCTCAAAGGCCTCGACCGGCCCGAGCCATGCGACGCGCTCGCCGCCCGCGCCGACGCATGGGACATCGTGCGCCTCATCGACGACGCCGCATGGCACGCCCGCCAACTCACCGACCCAGAACCCTCGCACCGGTACGTGGGAGTCTGCGAGCGCTGCGGGTACGGCGTGTGGATCCCCGAGACGCAACCAGTCAACGGCGTTGACCACCGGTGCGTCATGTGCGGACACCTCAGCCCACTTGACCAGATCGCCCAAGCGCACGAACTACGCCTACTCACCAGCGGCACCATCGGCACAGCCGCCGACCTATGCAACCTCCTACGCGCATGCGGCATCCCGGTCAAACGCAACACCATCACCCAATGGCGCAAACGCAAACGCCTCACCCCCGTGGGCGACGACGAGCAAGGCCTGCCGGTGTATGCGCTCGCGGATGTGCTCCTGTTGCGGCGTGCGGTTGACAAGTAGGACTGTCACCGCTAGGGTATGTAGTATTGCGCGACGCGTGTAGCTGAGCGCGAGTGTATGGCCTTGGACGGTGTGGACTGTCCGGGGCCGTCGTCGTATCGGGGGAGCGGGGGCGATGAAGCGAACCAATCCGCGAAGCGCGAACGGACACCGGCGCCGTCAGCTGCGCGCCCGTGTGCTCGCTGCGTACGACACGTGCGCGATCTGCGGACAGCCGGTCGACAAAGCATTGCGCTCGCCGCATCCGATGAGCGCCGAGGTCGACGAGATCATCCCGGTGTCGCGCGGCGGTGATCCGCTCGCATGGGACAACGTCAGGCTTACGCACCGACGCTGCAACCGACTCAAGAGCAACAAGAGCGACGAGTACGCGCGCGCCCGGCTCGAGCGGCGGCCTCAACCACAAGCGACGTCGCTGCCATTGCACGCGAGCGCATGGTGACGTCCGCCGACGCCGGCCCCGCCGGCGGATAGTGGGGAGGGTACCCCCGGCGGCCCCGGGAGGGCCACCTCGGGTGCAGTGCCGATATCTCCCCGAGGATGCGTTAATCGTTTCATGTAACGATTCGTAACGGAACGACGGTGATGATCATGCAATGCTGTGTATGCGGGGCACCGCTGCAATACAGCGGCCACGGCAAGCGACCGCGATACTGCTCGTCCTCCTGCCGCGTGAAGGCGAAACGCATGCGCGACAAGATCGGCGCGCGCCCCGCCGCCACCAAGAAGGAGAAGGCGGCGCTCGCCGATGATTTCGAATACAAGGACCGCAACATCCCCGCCAACCGCCGACACGACGTCGATCTCGCCTTCGAACGCAAGATGGACGAGCCCCTCGAGACCACGCTGCGCCGCAACCGAGCACGCCTGCAGCAGGCGATCGACGACCCGACATGTCCGCCGGCGGCGCTCGCGGCACTCAGCAAACAGCTGATCGCGGTGAGCCGCGAACTCATGGAGATACGAGGCAGCGACGATGTTCTCGCGATGCTCGACGACGACGATGAGGTGATCCACGATGACGACTTCAGGGCGGAAGCTGTCTGACCTCGCATCGCACCTCATCATCCCCGACGGCATCGTGAAGACGCGCTTCCCGCGCATCGCCAAACTCGCGAAGATCGCCGGCATCACATACGACCCATGGCAGCAGGGACTGCTCACCCTCATGTACGGGCTGCGCCGCGACGGCAAATACGCATGCGGAGCCGGAGGACTCGCTGCAAGCCTGCCCCGTCAGGTGGGCAAGACCTTCACGTTCGGCACCGCCGCGTTCTTCGACTGCCTGCTCACGCCCGGACTGAAGGTGCTGTGGACCGCACACCGCTCCCGCACCTCCGACGAAACGTTCGCCAGCATGCAGACATTGGCGCACGACGCGAAACTCGCCCGCTACGTAGCCACCATCCGCCGTGCCAACGGCCAACAGGAAATCGGATTCCACAACGGATCGCGCATCCTGTTCGGCGCTCGCGAACAGGGGTTCGGACGAGGATTCGACGGCATCGACCAGATCGTGTTCGACGAGGCGCAGATTCTGACTGAGCGAGCTCTCGATGACATGGTGCCCGCCACGAACACGGCCGCCAACCCCCTCATCGTGATGATCGGCACGCCGCCCAAACCGGGAGACCCTGCCGAGATCTTCCGGGACAAACGACGCACGGCGCTCGCCGGCGCGGACAAGGATCTGCTGTACGTCGAGTTCAGTGCCCAGCGCGGCAGCGACCTCGACGATCGCGAGGCATGGACGGCCGCGAATCCGTCCTATCCGCAGCGCACCAGCGAGACGGCCATCGCGCGCATGCGCGCCATGCTGTCCGACGACTCGTTCCGCCGCGAGGCGCTCGGTATCTGGGACAAGACCGACATCGCCCACGCTATCGACCCACAGCAGTGGGAGCAGGCCGGCGTCGGCGAGCGGCGCGACGGCGGGGCGGTCTCGTTCGCGGTAGACATGCCGCCGGACCGTGCGAGCGTGGCGATTGGCGCGTGCATGCGGTACGCGGACAAGACCGCCCATGTCGAGCTCGCACGCTTCGAGAGCACCGGACAGCTCGGCCTCGCATGGGCGGTCGACTGGATCGCGGAACGATGGGCCCGCACCTGCAGCGTCGTCATCGACGCCCAATCACCGGCCACGGTGCTCGTGCAGGACCTCAAGGCCCGCGGCGTACGTGTCACGTTGACCAACTCCACCGATATGGGGCAGGCATGCGGCCGGTTCGTCGACATGTTGCGTGACGGCACACTGCACCACCTGCAAGGCCAGGAAGCGCTCGACATCGCCGTCAGGGGCGCCACGAAACGCAACATCGGACAATCCGGAGCGTTCGGCTGGAACAAACGCACCGCCGACGTGGACATCAGCCCGCTCGTCGCCGTCACGCTCGCACTGCACGGGGCGTGCACCACACACCGCAACCCGCTCGAGACCAGAAGGGTGATACGACTGCCATGAGCTTGACCTTCCCCAACACGATCAGCGGACTGGACTCCGACGAGCGCAGGCTCTACCGCACGCTCCTGCGCCGTCTGACCGCCAAACGCAAACGCAACCGGCTGCGCCGCGCCTACATGGACGGCCGCAACGAACTGCACGACATCGGCTACGCGTTGCCGCCCGTCGCCGCCGACATCGACATCGTCGTCGGCTGGCCCGCCAAAGCCGTCGAGGGACTCGCGAACCGCGTCGTCATGGACGGGCTGCAATCCGAATCCGGCGACGACCTGACCGAGCGAGTGCAGTCCATCATGGACGTCAACGACCTGATGGCCATCGCCGACAGCGTGCACACCGACGCGCTCGTACACTCCTGCAGCTTCGTCGCCATCCTCGCCGGCGACACGGATCTGGGAGAGCCGGACGTGATCGTCCAGGAATTCACCGCGGACGTGGCCACCGGCATCTGGGACAAGCGCCGCCACCGGCTCGAAAGCGCGCTCCTGTTCGACGTGTCCGACGACTACAAGCACATCGACTGCGCCTATCTGATGCGCTACGGCATGACCATCACCATCGAACACGACCGCACCGGCTGGCACGTCGCCGATCGCTACGAGGACGACGCGGAGCGCATCCCGTGCGAACTGTTCGCCTACAAGCCCGACGAGCGCCGACCGTTCGGACGCAGCCGCATCGACCGCGCCGTCATGAGCCTGACCGACAGTGCCGTGCGCACGTTCCTCCGAAGCGAGATGCAGGCCGAGCTCTACTCGGTGCCGCCCCGCTACATCCTGGGCGCGAGCGAGGAGATGTTCTCCGACGAGGACGGCAACCCGATCCCGCGCTGGCGGCTCATGCTCGACCAGATGCTCATCCTGCCGCGCGACTCCTCATCCGGCGAAGTGCCGCAGGTCGGCCAGTTCACCCAGTACAGCTTCGAGCCGCACAGCGCGCAGCTGAGGCAGACCGCGACGATGTTCGCGTCCGCCACGAGCCTGCCGCCGGACGCGATGGGCGTGCTCACCGACAACCCCAGCTCGGCCGAGGCGATCGACAAGGCCACCAAGGAGCTTTGCCTGCTCGCCGAGAAATGCCACCGATGGTTCGGCAACCCGTGGCGCCACGTCATCGACCGCGCACAGCGGGCCGCCCGCGACGGCGACGTGCAGGCCGTGCGCCCCCAATGGCGCAACCCGTCGACGCCGAGCCGGGCGGCCGCAGCGGACGCCGCGGTCAAGCTCGTGCAGGCCAACATCCTGCCCGCCGACTCCGAGGTCACCTACGACATGCTCGACCTGAGCGACGAACAACGCAGGATACTGCGCACCGAACAACGCCGAAAAGCGGCCGAAGCGGCCATCGAACGGCTCTCCGCGCAAGGGCCGCATGAGACTGGCTCCATAAGCGACAAGCCGACGGGAGCCGAGGACGCCTAGAAGGGAGACCGGACATGCCTGGACTCGCGTGGGACAGTCCGGTCTCCGACGATTTCCAAAACAAGCTCGACGCGGCGTATGAGCAATACCGCGCAGACGTCGCCAAGCTCCAACAGGGCGCCCGCGCGGACGCCGCCGCGATCTGGACTGACGATTTCACCTTCCCCGACGCAGAGGCACGCCATGAGGAGCTACGCAACATGCTCGACCGATACGCCGATCGGGCCAACGTGCTCGGTCAGCGCTACTACGATACGGTGCGCACGCTCACCGAACAGGAATACGGGATACTGCTTCCTCCGCAGGGTCCTATCGATGCCGCGTCCTCCGACCGCCTCATCTGGCAATTGGCCGGCGGTTCGAACCACACCGACTATCCCGGACTGCACCTGCTGGACGTGATACCGGACGCGGACGGCAACGTGCACAACGACTACGGGCTGCGCCTCGAGGATCTTTTCCCCAAAAGCGACAATCTGAACGATTGGCTGGGATACATCGACCGATGGTGCATGTCCGGCACGCGCATGGGCATCGAGAATTGCGTCAGCAACGACACGTCGAACCCGCGATGGGCGCGAGTTCCCAAAGGCAAGACGTGCGAGTTCTGCATCATGCTCGCCAGCCGCGGCTATGTGTACTGGAACAAGGAGACCGCGTCACTTGGAGGCTCGTTCCACGATGGAGCATGCGACTGTGCCGTCGTTCCCAGCTGGGTCGCATCCAAGATAAGGGGATATGACCCAGAACAGCTCAGACAACGATGGCAGGCCTGTGCGGATACTGTGGCAGGCCTCACCACGAAAGAGGGATACGCCAGCTACGTGCAGGCGTTCGTCGCGGACGGACGACACTCGGAACCGCTCTCGTACGACCATTGGAAACGCAACATCGAACTCGCCGAAGCTCGGTGGCGCGATCGAACATGGCTCAATGGAGGACCAGCTCCAACCATAGAAGCACGGCCGCCTATGAAACTCGCCGACATCAAGCCTCAGGAATGGAGAAGCGCCGAACGTCTACGCGAATCAGGAGTCGCGCCGTGGTTCAAGCTTGACCATATGAGCATGCCAAAGGAAGACGGGTCGAAAGGAACCCGAGAGATAGGCCTGTCCGACCTTGTCGGGGGAACCGAATTGAAGACGCTTCTCCACACGAGCAGTAAGAACACCATAGATTCCCATCTGAAGGACACGGCGAAAAAGGCGGATGTGCAACGAGTGATATTCGACAATTTCGAAAACGATCTTCTCGATGACGAGGCTCTAATCTCCCTGCTACGAAGAAGTCGAAGGTTCAAGCAGGGACGAATATACATCAATTCCAAGGAGAACAAACTGATTCGCGTTCGATGACAGAAGAGGTCCAGGAATGTCACCCCCCAACAACATGGGGTTACAGGTGTCAATCACGGGACCTCTTCACCCATCATTCTATCACATCTCGGTGGATTGCCGCAGTAGCCGACCGGAGCCGACTGTAAATCGGCCGCCATTGAGCCGCGCAGGTGCAAATCCTGCATCCACCACTCATCGCGGACCCCGCACGCCGCGTCGCTAACCGTGCGCACCACACAGCAAAGGAAACAGCAATGCCGAAACTGCATAACCTCGGCCTCTGGCCGCAGGCCGATCCGCGCCCGTACCGCACCATCGACTCGGGCTCCGAGAGCGGCTCATCCGACCCTGAACCGAAGGATTCGCCGCAGGGCGATCCCGACGGCGAACACGGCAAGGACGATCCGACGTCCAAGGAGTTCAGCCACGCGCTGGCCAAACGCGTCGCCGAGATCGAACAGAAGTACGAGGCCAAGCTCAAGGACTACGAGCAGCTCAAGAAGAAGGCGGACGCCTACGACGAGCAGCAGGAGGCGGGCAAGTCCGACATGGACAGGCTCAACGAACGGCTCGCCGCGATCGAGGCGGAACGCGACAAGCTCGCCGCCGAGAAGCAGCGCCACGAACTCGTCGCCCGCGTCGCCAAGGAGACCGGCATGCCATCGGACGTGCTCGCCATGCTCTCCGCCGACGACGAGGAAACCCTCAAGGCCGCGGCCGAGACGCTCAAGGAGCAGTTCGGCAAGACGGGCCGCAGGAGCGCGCCGCGCGCGGGCCACTCCGACTGGCATACGCCCAAGGACGACCGCCATGGCATGGACCTGCTGCGCGACGCCTACAACAACTGACTGACGAAAGGAGGCCATCATGGCCATCACATTGACGGAGGCGGCGAAACTGTCGACCACCGACCTGCAAAAGGGCGTCCTCGAGACGTTCGTGCAGACATCTCCTATCCTCGACCGCATCCCGATGCTCGAGATCGAGGGCAACGCCTACGCATACAACTCCGAGGCGACCCTGCCGGGAGTGGAGTTCCGCGCGGTCAACGGATCCTACTCCGAATCCACTGGCACCGTCAACCAGAAGAGCGAGACCCTCGCGATCCTGGGCGGCGACGCGGACGTGGACCGCTTCATCCAGCAGACCCGCTCCAACCTCAACGACCAGCGCGCCACCCAGACCGCGATGAAGGTCAAGGCAATCAGCTACAAGTTCCAGGACACGTTCATCAACGGCGACTCGTCCACCGACGCGAACAGCTTCGACGGTCTGAAGAAGCGCCTGACCGGCAACCAGGTCATCGACGCCGCCACGAACGGCCTGCCCGTCGTGGGCAGCTCGAACGCGGACATCCACAAGTTCCTCGACAAGCTCGACGAGCTGCTCGCCGCCGTGCCCGGCATCAACGGCACGAACGGCGCGATCTACGCGAACGCGAAGATCATCCGCAAGATCGCGTCCGCGCTGCGCCACGTGAGCCTCGACGCGGTGCTCATGGAGGACATCGCCGGCAAGCGCGCCATCCAGTGGAACGGCATCCCGATCCTCGATCTGGGCGCCACCGCCGCGGCGACGCCCGTCGACATCCTGCCGCTGACCGAGACGCAGGGCACCGCCACCAACGCCTCCTCCATCTACGCCGTCCGCTTTGGCGCGGACGAAGGCGATCAGGCCGTCACCGGTCTGACCAACGGCGGCGTACAGGTCGAGGACCTCGGCCAGCTGCAGAGCAAGCCCGCCTACCGCACGCGCATCGAGTTCTACTGCGGACTGGCCGTGTTCGGCGGCAAGGCCGCGGCACGTCTGAAGGGAGTGCTCAATGGCTAGGAGGAGCGAGGAGCCGGCAGCACAGCCGGCGTCCGACGACCGCATCGAGGTGTTCGAGGTCGACTGCCCGGACGGCGTGCGCCGCCGCGTGACGCGCAACGTCGACACCGGCGAACAGACCGTCGCACCCGTCGACGAATAGGTGGCGTCATGAGCCTCGATAATGGGGCGTTCGCCACCGTGGACGAGCTCGAAGCCGGCTGGCATCCACTGCTCGATGAGGAACGGGCCCGCGCCGGCATACTGCTGGAGCGGGCATCGCGTCTGATACGGGCGCGATGCCCAAGCTGGCTACGGGCGGAGGAAGTGAATCCCGGCATCTGCGCCGACATCTGCTGCGCGATGACGCAACGGGCTATGGCCACCTCCGGCGGCGACATCCCGGACGGCGTCAAGCAGATGAGCCAGACCACCGGCTCGTTCCAGGACTCGTGGACGTTCGACAACCCAAGCGGCGACCTCTACCTGCGTGACGAGGAGCGGCGCGCGCTCAACCCACGACGCGGGCGCGCGTTCACCATCACCTACGCACACAGCCGTATCGAATAATGAGACAGAAACGTTCATGGAATCGTACTGGCACATTGACGAATCCGCGTGACTACGCTACGCGAATCGGGGAGGTTTCGACATGATCCCATCGGACTACGAGACCGTCACCGTGCGCCGCAGCAATGTGGCCATGGTCGACGGGCGACGCGTCGCCGGCGAGCCCGAGCCCGTCGGACAGATCGGCGTGCTCGTCGCACCGGTCACACGCGAATGGTTGACGCAGACGGGCGGCCGGATCACGCTCAGATCCGGCGTCGACCTGTACCGGCGCGGCCATGCCGTGCTCGACATGCGCGAGGGCGACCTCGTCGACGTGCGCGGCGAGACGATGGTCATCACCGGCTCGCCCATGCAATGGCGGCGCGGCGACCGCGTCATCGGCTGGCAATGGCACTGCGAACGCAAGGAGGACATATGAGCCGGACACGTGTGAAGGTCGTCCTCAACCGGGGCGCCGTACGTGAGCAGCTGCTGCACAACAGACAGCTGCTCGACGAGGTCGAATACCAGGTCAAGGGCATGGCCGGCGTGCATCCCGCCATCAAGGTGTACCGCAACACCGGCGGTGAGCGAGGCAACATCGTCGCCACGATACCCATGTCGGTCGAGGACGCGCACCGCGGCCTGATGGCCGACATGCTCGGCAAGGTGCGCGTATGACGCCGCGTCTGATCGGCGAGGACCCCTCGAAGCGGATCCTCGCCCTCGTCGAGGCGGCGATCGGCCCGGTGCCCGTCGGCTACGACATGCCTCCGGCCGACGCGCAGGGCCGGCGCGTGTTCCTGACCTTGTCCGCCGGCGCGATGCGCACGCTCGCCAGCCAACGTTTCACGCTCACGCTCAGCGCCTACGCGCACCATCCACGCGGCCACTGCGACCATGCGCAGGCCGTCTCCCTGTGGAGACGCGGCGTCGAGGCGATCCTCGCGGGCCGTACGCTCCACCCGCTCATCGACACCCAAGTGCAGTCGGGGCCCATCGACGCCCACGACGCCGCATTGGACGTCGACTACGTCTATGGGGCCGTCCTGCTGGACGTCGCCGCGACCACGACAACTCAACACCAACAACAACCAATCCACTGATGGAAGGACATCATCATGGCAGACACCACAGGCTTGGAGGCGTCGCTGCTCGCAGCCGGCGCGACCGGACTCGAATTCGTCTCCGACGGCAACAACGCCGCCCTCGTCGGCCTCATCAAGGAATCCGCGATCTTCAAGTTCGGCCTCGAGGAATCGGTCGGCACCCTCAACGGCAACTGGAGGCCGCCGACCGGCAAGCAGCCCTTCGGCTACATGTCCGAGGACGGCATCGTCATCCACGCCGAGGCCGGCGACGACAACGACTTCAAGGGCCACAACGGCGACAGCGTCGTGAGCATGACCTCCGGCTCCTACTGGACCGTGCAGCTCAGCGCCCTCGAATCCAAGAAGGAGGTCATCGAAACCTACTTCGACACCGCGGTCGCCGCCGACGGATCGATCACGCTCACCAGCGCCGAGGTCAACTCCTACGCCCAGTACGTGATCGCCGGCATGACCCAGTCCGGCCACCTCATCGTCCTGCACCTGCCCAAGCTCAAGGTGTCCGAACGCGACGACATCACCTGGACCGTCTCCGACCTGCAGGCCTTCAACATGACCTTCCGCGCATTCAAGGGCGGGGAGAACGCGCCCTACATGATGAAGGCGTGGGGTTTCGCCCAGGACATCAACTGATCTGCCGCACCTGCACATACCGGCCGACGGACGCCACACACGCCCGTCGGCCACCCCCACCAACCACGACCACGATCAAAAAGGAACCCAAACGATGAGCGACACGACCTACCTCGACCTGACACCCACCGACACCGTCGACGACCACGACGCCACACCAGTCCACATCCAATACGGCACCGTGAAGATGGACCTGCCACGCCTCGACGACAGCACCCACCTGCCCACCGCCGTCATCATCGTCAGCATGCAGGTCGTCTCCACCGGATGGGACAACCTCGACTACGAGGACAAGATCCGCGTCATGGCCACCATCCTCGCATGGCTCACCAGCAAATACCCACGCCTCGAACGCGAACTCGACACCAAAAGCGGCGACAAACTCGCCGACCTCGGCCGCATCATCGGCGCATGGGCCGACGCCACCAAGGACCTCGACCCAAAAGCCTGACCCTCCTCGACCTATGGCTCAACCACCACTGGGCCCTGCAACACGACTGGATGCGCGCATGGCACGAACGCCTCGACCTCAAACGCACCCCGCTGTACGTCGCATGGCCCATGCTGCGCGAAATCCTCAAGGAACGCGCCACCTCCCACAGCTACGCCGCACTCGCCTCGATGGGCTGGATGCCCGCCGACGCCGACCGCACCCTGTGGGCGTTGAGCCAATCCGGCAGCAAGACACGCACGACGCCGCCATGGATGCGACCCGACCCGCTCACCGCGAAACCCACGACGCGACCGCACCATGACACGCGCCTGCGCGGCATGCTCGCCGACCGTCTCGGACTGGACGAATGACCCAACCACGACCGCAAAAGGGGGATGAGCAATGGCACAGGAACTCGGCACCGGCTACATCATCATCAGCCCCAGCACCAAAGGCCTCGGCAAGGCCATCGAAGGCGACATCAGCCAAGCAGCCGACAAAGCCAGCACATCCAGCTCCAAAAGCATCCTCAAAACCATGGGCGGCGCCCTCGGCAAGGTCGGCAAGATCGGCATCGCAGGCGTCAGCGCCATCGGCGGCGCCCTCGTCGGCCTCGCCGCCAAGGGCGGCTTTGAGCGAGCCCTGAACGTCGAACGCGCCCAGACCAAACTCAAAGCCCTCGGCCACGACACCAAGAGCGTCGACGCCATCATGAGCAACGCGCTCGCCTCGGTCAAAGGCACGGCGTTCGGCATGGGCGACGCGGCCAGCGCCGCCGCGGGACTGATCGCGTCCGGCATCAAACAGGGCAAAGAGCTCGAGACCGTCCTGACGACCGTCGGCGACGTCGCCCAGATCAGCGGGAGGTCTTTCACGGAGATCGGAACGATCTTCAACAAGGTGGCCGCCACCGGCAAACTCCAGGGCGACGAGATGCTCCAGCTCATGGAATCCGGCATCCCCGTCCTGCAGTACCTGGCCGACCACTTCCAGGTCACCGCCGAAGAGGCCCAGAAAATGGTCTCCGACGGCAAAGTGAGCTTCGCGGACTTCGAAGCCGCGATGCGCGAGCACCTCGGGGGAGCGGCCAAGAACGCCGGAGAGTCCTTCGACGGCATGGTCGCCAACGTCAAGGCCGCCCTGTCCCGCCTCGGCGAAGGCTTCGAAACACCGCTGATCGGCAGCCTGACCAAACTCGGCAACAAGCTCATCCCCGTCATCGACAAGATCGTCGCCGCCACCAAACCACTGCAGGACGCCTTCGCCGGCAGACTCGCCACGGCGGTCGACAAAGCCGGGTCAGTCATTGACGACTTCTCCGCCAAACTCGACACGGGCGAGGTCTCTCTCGCCGGCATCGCCGCCCAGCTGGCGACCGCAGTCGGCGGCTTCGGTGCGCTCGCCGCAGTCGGCCCGCATCTGGAAGACGCCATGGGCGCCCTCGACCAACTCGGCGCATCCGGGCAGAAGGCCGCGGGCATGCTCAAACAGGCCGGCAACAACATCGCCCAAGGCATCACCGCCGGCTTCGACGGGGCAAAGACCAGCCTGACCAAATTCGCCGGATACTTCAACTCCGACCTGCGCGACCAATTGCGCCTGAGCGGAGACTTCGGCGCCGACATCGCCAGCGACGTCGCCAAGGGTCTGACCAACGTCAAAGACACCATCTCGAACAGCCGTCTCGGAGACGCGGTATCCGCGCTCGCAGGCAACATGAGGAGCGGCTTCTCCCGGCTCTCGACAGGCATCGGCGGCCAGTTCTCCGTCATCGGCAGGTATTTCAACACACAGGCACGCCAGTCGCTCATGCTTGACGGCGATCCGTTGGCAGGAGTTGTGCAGAAGATCTCTGGTGGCATGGGTCGTATCTCCGGCTCCATATCTCAAGGATTCTCGAAGGTATCCGGCGTTTTCGGCTCGCTCGCCTCGAATATTGGGCAGCAGGCGTCCAAGGTGGGCGACATGTTGGCCCCGTTCGGCGACGCGCTGGGCAAGCTCGGGCCGACCGTCTCCCAGAAGCTGCAGTCAGGCCTGTCCACGGTCGGCGGCGTGCTCGGCAAGTTCTTCAGTCCCGGCAACCTCATGAAGGTCGCCGGCGTCGGCGCGATCGCCGGCGTGTTCGTCGCCGCGTTGGGCGCCATCTCGCAGGGCATGGGCGGACAGCTCGATCAGCTCGTCACGCAGTTGACCGGCCAGTTCTCGCACATCCTCGCCGAGGTCGGCAGCTGGGTGCGCGAAAGCCTGCCGACGATGATGCAGGCCGGCGTCGACCTGCTCTCCAAATTGCTCGAGGGCGTCCAGGCCACGCTGCCGCTGCTGGTGAGCGTCGCGGGCGCCGCGATCTCGACGCTGTGCGAGGGCATCGCGCAGGCGCTGCCCACGCTCATCCCGATGGGCGTGGACCTGATCATGGGCCTCATTGAATCGCTCGTCGCGCAGATCCCGATGCTGCTGCAGGCTGGCCTGCAACTGCTGCAGGGACTGGCGGACGGCATCATCGCAGCCCTGCCCGTGCTCACGGAGCAGCTGCCGGTCCTCATCCAGACGATTCTCGACGCGGTCTCCACCGGTCTGCCGATGATCCTCGAACAGGGCTCGCAGATCCTGCTCAGCCTCATCAACGGCCTCGTCACGGCGATGCCACAGCTCGTGGCGATGCTGCCCGTCATCATCGACTCGATCATCAACTTCCTGACCGGCAACCTGCCGCAGATCATCGAAACGGGCGTGCAGGTCCTCGTCGCGCTCATCAACGGCCTGAGCCAAGCGATCCCGCAGCTCGTGTCCTACCTGCCGCAGATCATCGCGAGCATCGTGCAGTGCATCGCTTCCAACCTGCCGCAGATCCTCGAAAGCGGCGTGCAGGTCCTCCTCGCGCTCGGCAACGGCCTCGTCCAGGCGATCCCGCAACTGCTCGGCATGATCCCGCAGATCATCACCGGCATCAAGGACGCTTTCACGAGCGTGGACTGGGGCGAGATCGGACGCAACCTGCTCGAGGGCATCAAAAACGGCATCATGGGTGCGGCCGGATCCCTGTGGGAGGGCGCGAAAAACGCCGTCGGCGGCATGGTCGACAAGGTCAAGGGCTGGCTCGGCATCCACTCGCCGTCCACGCTCATGGACCAGCAGGTCGGCCAGATGATCGGCGAGGGCATCGCCCAGGGCATCACCAACAGCGAGGGATCCACGACCGGCGCGGCCGCGGGCATGGTCGACAGCCTGACCGCCGGCTTCGACGGCGCCAAAACCATGGTCGCCGACCTCGCCGCCAACGTGGGCGAGGTCTGGACGCAACTGTGGACGGGCCTGAACGCGACCGCGACAAGCGCATGGCAGTCGATCAACACGACGATCACGGCCGGCGTGCAGACGATCACGGCAAGCCTGTCCGGCGGGTCGACCGGCATCGGCGTCGCATGGCAGAACGCATGGCGGTCGCTGACCGTGGTCACGCAGCTCGCATGGCAGAGCATCAGCGCAACAGTCACCACCGGCATGATGCAGGTGGGGGCCGCGATCACCGGCGCGTCCGGAGGCATCACGGCCGCATGGCAGGCCGCATGGCAGGGCGTGGCCGCGGCAACATCCATCGCATGGTCGTCGATACGCGCAAGCGTGCGGTCCGGTGTGCAGGGCGTCACGGCGCAGATCACCGCGAACGGTGCGGCCATGCGCGCCGCATGGCAGATGGCGCAAGCCGGCATGGCGCAGACCGCGACCGCCGCATGGACCAAGATACGGTCGACTGTGCAGTCGGCCGTCACCCAGATCCGCGCGGCGGTCGCGTCCGGCATCGCCCAGACCGCCGCCGCATGGAGCACCGGATGGAACATGATCAGGTCGACCGGCGCGAACATCTGGAATGCGGTGCGCACGCAGGCGACGCAAGGCATGACGCAGATCCTGCGCGCCGTGCAGAACGGCGTCAACCAGATCCGCAACGCGTGGAACTCGGGCTGGAACGCCATACGCTCGGGCTACGGCAACATCTGGAACGGGCTGCGCAGCGGCACCGTGAGCGGCATCAATGGCGTCGTGTCCGCAACAGCCAATGTCAAAACCAGCATCCTGAACATTTTCAACGGATGCGGCACATGGCTGTATCAGTCGGGCGTGTCCATCATGGACGGGCTCGCCTCCGGCATCCGCGCCGGCACGCCCGCAGCGGTCGCAGCCGCGAAGAGCGCCATGGAGCAGGTCAACCGCAACATGCCGCACTCCCCGGCGCCGGAAGGCCCGTTCAGCGGACATGGCTGGACGCTCTACTCGGGCATGAGCATCATGCAGGCGCTCGGTGACGGCATCGCCGCGTCCGCGCCGGACGCCGTGCAGGCGGCCGAACACGCCATGGGGCTCGTCGAGGACGCGCTCGATGTGCATGTGCGCATCCGCCCATCCATGGACACACGCGCATGGACGGATGGCATCGCGGACCTGCTCGGCGACATGGGCGCCCGGACCGTCGCCGGCGTGCGCGCCCAACTGCCGGACATGGATGCGGACGCGCAGGGCGTGCGTCTGACCGACCTGCTGGGTGAGCTCATCCGCACGGTGCGCATGCTCGGCCTCGACCTGCCCGGCATCATCGCGTCGAGCACACCCACGGTCACACGACGTCAGCTCAGGAGGGTCATCGCATGAACACCATGTGGATCGAACAGGACGGGCGTCGCCTGAGCCTCGACGGCGATGATGGCCTGTACTCGCAGGAAGCGCTCGACGTGCGCGGCTACGCGCCCGACACCGGTGTACAGGCGCGCAGCGTGCTCGTGTCCACGCCATCACGGCAGGTCGAGATGGACATCGCCGCCATCGGCGAACAGCCCATGCTCGAGCTGCTGCGCATGGGGCAGGCGAGCCTGTCCGGCGTCACGACGACGCTGCACGTCGACGACCACCATCAGCGCGTCGCGGTCGTCAAGTACACGGCCGACGAGGTGCGTCCCCGCTGGTCGCGCGCCAAACTCACGGTCCAACTGCTGGACGGCGTTTGGCTGCGCGACGGAGACACGGTCACGCTGCGCACGAGCGACGAGTCCGTGGACGTGCAGCTCGACCACCCGTACGATTTCCCCTACGACTACGGGCGCACCGCCGCGCAGCGGTTCCTGCGGCTGACCGGCTCGTCGAGCGCGGACGTGCTGCTGCGCATCCGCCTCATAGGCCCGGCGGCGTCCGCGCCGGCGATGACCATCGCCGGCAACGTCTACCAGTACAACGCCACAATCGCCGCGGGTGAGAGCGTCCTGGTCGACCCGGTGGACCGCACGGCTGTCAAGACCGGCATCGACGGCAGCCAGAGCGATGTGTTCGCCGATCTGGAGCGCGGCGACGGGCTCGGGCGTGGCCGCTACTTCTTCCAACCGCTCCCGTTCGTCGAGGACAAGTCCTATCCGATCATTTTCGATGCGGATTGCGATGTCGAGATCACACCCATCTATAGGGAGGTCGGATTATGGTGATACGGCTCGCGCCTGCGATGGTCGTCAAGCATGGGGGCAGGCTGCGTGAGATCGTCGACTACGACCTCGACCTTGCGTTCGGTAAAAGCGAGAACAATTTCCAGCTCGACACGCTGCTCGATCTCGAGGCGGGATCGCTCATATGGATCGACGGCAGCGCATACGGCGGCATCATCGACTCCGTGCGCACCGCCACAGGATCGCATGTGCGCACCTACAAAGGGCGCACATGGACGGGCATGCTCGACGACCGTGTCGTGTGCCCGCCCGCGGGGCAGGACTACTACACGCTCACAGGCGACCTGAGCGCCTCCCTGCCGCGCCTCATGGCCGACTGCACGCTGACGCCGTCGCCGTTCGGCACCGTCACGGCGCAGACTGGCATGTCCAAGACATTCCAGGTCGACCGGTACGTCACACTTTTTGAATGCCTCGACAAGCTCATGGACTCCATCGGATGGAAATACGTGTGGAGCATCGACGCGGACACGCCGTCGATGCGGTTCGTGCCGGCGGCCACGCACACGGTGGACGCCACCAGCATGGACGCGGAACTCGAGAAGGTGCGCCGCCGCGTCAACCACCTCATCGGCCTGGGCAAGGGCGAACTCAAGGATCGTGCGGTCGTGCACCGGTACATCGGCGCCGACGGGGAAGTCACCACGAGCCAGCATTACACCGGCATCGACGAGGTAGAGGCCACCTACGAACTGAGCGACAAGGACGGCGCCGCCCTCGCCGACGCCGTCGAAGCGAAACTACGGGAACTGCAGCAGGTCGACGAAGCCGACATGGACTACCAAGGCGGCGCCGACATGATCGACCCCGGCGACAGCCTGCTCATGCAGGACGATGACAACAACATGCGCGTCACCGCGAAAGTCACGAAGAAGATCGCCCAAGTGCAGGACGGAAACCTCACCGTGACCGTCTCATGCGACAACACGACGATCACCCCAGCCACCGACCGGTAAGGAGACTCAATGGCCGACTACGACACCACCATCCCCGTCAACCTCGTCACCGGCAAAGCCGGCGCACCCCACGTCACCAGCGCGGACATCGGCAGCTGGAATGCGAACCTGCAAGGCGTCGGTCTCATCCGCTACCCGGACGCGGACGGCACCATCCCCACCATCACCATGGCCAATGCGACCAGCGTGACGATCCCGCCGATGAGCGTCCTCGTCGACGGCAGATACGCCCGATGGGCCGACACGAAGATTCTCGCCATCGACGCCGGCACCGACGGACAGAACCGCATCGACGACATCATCCTGCTCTACGAGCGCGACGATACCACCGGCAACGAAAAAATCAGCCTCAACGCCAAAAAAGGCACCCCGACCTCATCGACACCCACACCACCCGGATACGACAGCTCCGCCAGCATCCTCGCCGGCAGCGCCCACGCGCCCGTCGTCCTCGCACGCATCCGCCTGACCGGCACCAGCGTCACCAGCGTCACCATGATGGGCACCGTGCGCACCAACCCCATCACCACCAGCATGCGCACCGCCACCAAGGCGCAACTCGACCTGCTGCCGGTCACCCCCGGCACCACCGTCTACTGCGACGAGGACGGCCACTGGTACGGCGCCACCAGCTACGACACCACCTGGCGCGACTGGACAAATCTCACCCTATCCGCCGGAACCTCCGGATGGAGCACCGCCTACACCGCCACGCGCACCGGCGACATCATCACCATCAACCTCAAAACCACCCGCACCGGCGGATCCACCACGCTCAACGCCTGGGCGACCGGCACCGACATCCTCAAATTCCCCGAAGGATACCGGCCCCGCATCGGCGACATCAACATCCCCGTCATCAACTCACGACCATCAAACCCGCTTTTCTACCAGCTCAACACCACGAGCATCGGCGTGCGCGCCTCGTCACGCATCGCAATCCCCACAGGCGACTGGATCAGCGCCTCCATCAGCTACCCGGTAGCCTAACCCAGAAAGGAACCACAACCATGACCACCATCCACATCAACCTCGCGCGCCCCACCGACGCCGGCGCCGCACCATGCGAAGGCACCATCCGCCTCACACCCATACGCCGCTACACCCACGACCACACCGTCATCGTCCCCGACCCATACACCATCACCCTCACCAACGGCGAAGCCACGACCACCATCCCTGACACCACCACCACAACCACCTGCTGGGCCATCACCGAACTGCCGGGCACCCCACTCGAGCACACACGCTACGTCCAAATCCCCGGCGACGTCACCGACACCATCGAATACACCGACCTCATCGACGTCAACCCCACCACGCTCCTCCCGACAGCCGTCACCGCCGGCCCGCTCCTGCAGATCGCCCTCGCGACGGACGCGCAGGCCGCGCTCGCCTACAGCCGTACGCATCCGGACACGCTCGTGCTGTACAGCGAAGAGGAGAGCGTCAACGCGATGGCCGTGACCGTCGCCGACCTCGCCGCCGTACGGTCTGCAGCACAGGCGCAGGCGAACCACGCCGCAGGCAGCGCACAGACCGCCGCGGCTGCAGCCGAGACCGCGACGCAGAACCTGCGAAGCATCGAGGACACGGCCGCGCAGATCGGTGCCGTGGTCGACGCCATCACCAATACGGGCGACGTATCCACGGAGGGGCCGGAACCATCTGGCCCGGACCTGACCGCACCGACCGCAGACAACGAGGTGGAGTGACATGGGCGGCTACTACAACGGACACCCGGTCGGGGTGCCATACCTCGCCGGCGCCAAACACAACATGATACGCAGCCGGGGCTGCTTCTTCCCGCCCCTCTACAAGATCCGCGACTACTGGACGCGGTGGCATGGCGAGCCCAACAACTCCGCCAGCCTGCTCATACTCAAATGGGACACCAGTGAGATCTACAACTGGGAATACGAATGCGCCCGAGACGGATGGGAACCGCGCTCGTTGGCATACCGGTTCGCGGATGAGCTGCACGACGGCCGCACCATCGTGCCCATCGAGAATTACGTGCGCAACCCGCTGCCGGTCCCGGACGGGGAACCGTACACGGCGAGCGGCAACGGCGTCAAATTCGAGCATGACGCGACCAGCGTCAAAATCACGAACGAGCAGGCAGACAGTGAGGGATGGATCATGACCGAGGTGACTCTGCCCGCCGGCGACTACGCCCTGCGCGCCCGCGTCGTGTCTGTCGACGCCACATATGGGTCGCCGCAAGGGCCGATCATCAGTGCGGCCGTCGGCGATGACACGATCGCCGCCGTCCCCTACGAAGCCGACAACACGATCCACGCATGCGCGTTCAGCTTGCCACGCCGCCGCAAGGTGGTATTGCGACTGCACGCCAACACAATCAACGGCACCCCACACGCGGCGACACGATTCGACCACATCATGTGCATGAGCGCCGCCGCATGGACCGAACTCGCCGACCTTGGCCTGGGCTGGTTCGACGCGAACACCGTCAGCGACCCCACCTATCAGGAGGCATCATGAAGTACAAGAACCTGTTCACCGACCCGTTGCCGGCCGGGGCGTCGGGGTGGACCTTGGACAATACTAATAATCAGGGCGCCAAAGCGGAGCTGTCGTTCAGTAACGGTCAAATGCTCATACAGGGGCATGCCACGGACGGCAACGCGTATGTCCATCGCCCTGTCCTGGACTTGCCTCCCAATGATTACGTGTTCGCTTTCACTGCTCGCAGCGCGTCGTCACCGATTTTCTACGGCGACCGTCTCTCGACAGTCCTGAACACGAGCTGGCAAGGTTTCGGGAAAATTCCATCGGCGAGTTTGAACAGTCGGTGCGTTTTCCGGTTCACGAACCCAACCGAGCAACGCATCATTTTCACGTTCCAGGCGCCCAAGAACGATGCTCGTGTAGCGTACGAGCGGATCCTGTTGTGCACGGCAGAGGATTACGAGCAGTTGGAACAGCTCGGCCTGAACTATTTCGATGGGAATACATTCAAGCTCACCTAACGAGAATGCACTGGATGGCTACATAGGGGAAGGCTCATATGAACAATCTGGAAGCCGTCGTCACGATCGTCGTAGCCATCGCGGGGTGCGGCGGCTTCTGGGAATGGTGGAGATCCAGACAGGAAAAACGCCAACAGGCGGTCACGCGCGGCGACCTCGAGGACCTTATCGAGACGAGCCTGCGCCGCTCGACCGCAATCAAAGAGCTCCGGGAGCAGATCGACCATAACACGGCCGCGATCGCGGAATCACACGAATGGCATAAACGCCATGAGGAGGAGACCCGGCGGCATCGACTCATCGGACTGCGCCACGTGCTCATGCAGGACCCGCACGACCGGTTGAGCCACGAGTATCAGCTTGACGCAGGGCGCGAATATCTCGCCGCCGGAGGCAACGGCATAGGCCACACCAGATACGAGCAACTGCTCGCCGACTATAAATGGCGGCTCGCGCACTCCGACTGGGACTACTCCCATAGGCCACCCACCACAAAAACAGACTAAGGCCACGGAAAATACCGTGGCCTTTCGCATATCAGAAAGGAAAACAGCATGAAAAACTGGGACACACTCGAGGCGGACATCAACCTCATCCTCGACAAAAATTACACCGGAGGCCGTGACGGACGGAAGATCGACAAGGTAATCCTGCACCACAACGGCGGCAACCTCACCGGACAGGGCTGCTACAACGTGTGGCAGACCCGTGAGGCGTCCGCGCACTACCAGGTCGACTCCAACGGCGTCGTCAGCCAGCACGTCTGGGACTCCGACACCGCATGGCACGCCGGAAACTGGGACGCGAACACCACGAGCATCGGCATCGAGCATGCCGACGTCTCCACGAACCCGTGGAAGATCTCTGACGCGTGCCTCGACAACGGCGCCCACCTGACCGCCGCCGTATGCAAATACTACGGTCTCGGCCGACCCACATACGGGAAGAACATCTTCTTCCACAAGGACTTCTCCGCCACCGAATGCCCAGCATCCATCGCCGGAAGCCAGCGTGACGCATACCTGACGCGCGCCCAGGAATGGTACGACAAGATGACCAGCACCAACCCCGCCACGGCCACGCCACCCACCACGACCTCATCGACCGCGCAGAAAAGCATCGAGACAATCGCACACGAAGTCATCGCCGGACAATGGGGCAACGGCACCGACCGCATCACCCGCCTCACGCAGGCCGGCTACGACGCACAAGCCGTACAGGACCGCGTCAACGCCCTACTCGGCGCCTCCACACCCAGCCCGACCGTAGACCTCAACGCGCTCGCGGACGCGGTCATCCGTGGCGAATACGGCAACGGGGAGGAACGCCAGCGCCGCCTAGGGGCAAATTACGAGGCGGTACAGGCCATCGTCAACCGCAAACTTGGATGGTAAGGTCATGAGCGACGAGAACATTGACGACACCCGCCACACCTACGACGATGCCGACCAGGCGCTGCCGGACAGTGTGCCCGTCCGAGAGCCGTCGGCCGGCCCGATGCGCGTGTGGGTGCGTGCCGCGCTCATCCGCGCCCTGAAAACAATGGCTCAGGCCGCCATCGGCGTGCTTGGCACGGGCGCGATCGGACTCCTGCAGGCCGACTGGGCCAATGTCCTGAGCATTGCGCTCATGGGTGGCGTATTGAGTCTGCTCACGAGCATCGCCGGCATCCCCGAGGCCGACGATGGATCCAGCCTGGCATCGATAGCCGACCGCATGTAACGACCATGTCCCGCTCCGCTGCCTCGTTTGGCAGGGGAGCGGGACTTTTTCTGTTTTCCGGAGTGCGAGTAGAATGAAACGAGTACATGATGGGTCACATCGTGAGATGGGACAAATCGACGGACAGAAATCGTCGGGCATGCTGGCGGCGTATGAATCGCAACGGTTCTAGAGCGTTGTGTTCAAATCCTGTCAGCCCGACTTCGATATCGAGAGCCATCCTGAAGGGGTGGCTCTTTTGCAAAGGTTCCGCATCCGGGCAGGAGGGGCGTATGAGTGTGAACACCGATGACCGCCATGCGCTCGGGCAGCTCGACGGGGAACCGCTCGATGAACAGATCGCCTATTACCGCAAACCGTTCATGGTGCTGTGGGCGGCGGTGCAGGAATCGTCGGCGGAACTCGTCGAGGACTGCGGCATGTCGCCCGAGCTCGCGCAGCTGTGGGTGGCGGAACGGCTGCGACAGGTGTGCGACTCGCTCGTCGACCGTCTCGCCGAACGCGCGGTGGGCCATGGCGTGAGCAAGTCGAATGTGTCGCGCGCGGCGGGGGCGAGCCCGACGAACGCGCTGCGCCGCTTCCCGCGGCTGCGTGACCTCGACGAGGGACGCATGCCGGAGCGCACGCTCATCGACGACGTGCTCGACTCGCTCGACTGA